CCGAGAACACGGTTCGTCAGACCATTTGGCTCGACGTCACAGACGGTGGCGGCCTCGACTTCGGGCGCGGCAAAAACGTCGGCCTGGGCAAGCTCCGCGACGCACTCGGCCAGAACAAGCCGGGCGTTTCGTGGGCCCCTGGCATGATGGTTGGCGGTGTCGCTCGCATTAAGGTCAAGCATTCCATCGACAAGCGCGATGGCGTGACGATCAATGCTGAGGTGAGTGGCGTCACCAAGCTGTAATCGAAGTGCGATTTGGGGAGGGGCTTCGCGCCCTTCTCCAAAGGGCATTTCGCCCCTTTCCAAAGGAGATACATATGCTCAATAAAGGCCCGATAATGTCAATCTTTCGAGACCAGCGCGACTTCATGCGCGCCTGTGATCAAATGTTTTCCGAAGGCCTCAACGTCGAGACCTCTTTGTGGGGAACATTAATCCATGAAGAATACTTGGAACTCCATAAAGCCCTTCAGGATTTCCAAACTCAGCCCGTCTTGAACCACAAGGCCGAGGTTGCGAAGGAAGCCATCGACCTTATTTATGTCATCGCCGGGCTGCTCAACAACCTCCAGGTTCCCGCCGACGACGTCTGGCTCGCGGTGCACGACTCCAACATGTCCAAGGTCGACCCGCAAACGGGCAAGGTACTCAAGCGCCACGACGGAAAGATCCTCAAACCTGAGGGCTGGAAAAAGCCCGACATTCTCAAACTCCTCCTGGAGCACCACCATGCGAATTATAAGTCTTGACGAATTGTTAATCCCTGAAGGACGCCAGCGCAAGCTGTTCGCCGAGAAGCCTTTGGCCGATCTGCGCGAGTCGATCGTATCAAAAGGCTTGATGCACCCGCCTGTCGTTCAGCATACCCCCGAGGGCTACGTGCTCGTGGCGGGCGAGCGGCGCACCCGGGCCATCTGCGCCCTCGCTGACCTCGGAGTTGAATATCGCTGCGATGGGAAGGTGATCGAGCCCGGCTTCATCCCCGTGATCGCCATCACTGACCTCGCCCCGATCGAGGTGCGCGAGGCTGAACTCGAAGAGAACATCATTCGGGAAAACCTGACATGGCAAGAGCAGGCCAACGCGATCGCGGAACTGCATGAACTTCGACGTGAGCAAGCTGAAGCAATCGGGGGCGTTCAGACGGCCAAGGCGACCGCTACTGAAATCAAGGGAACCGGCGTCGCTGCTGTCGGCTCCGACATCTCCCGCGTCACCGAGGCTGTGATCCTGGCCAAGCACCTCGACGATCCCGAGGTCGCCAAGGCCAAGTCGACCAAGGAAGCCCTCAAAATCGTCCGAAAGAAAGCCGAGGCTGTCCATCGTGAACAACTCGCCCAACAGTTCGACCACTCAAAGTCGGCCCACAGCCTTACCCTTGGCGACTCGCTTACTCTGCTCCGCGGTGTCGCTTCCAACAGCATTGATCTCATCATCACTGATCCTCCTTATGGGGTTGGCGCTGATACCTTTGGCGATATGGCGAGTACGGGGCACTCATACAAAGACACTCCCGAATACGCCCTCGAGTGCTATTCCACCTTGGCGCGGGAAGGCTTTCGAGTCTGTAAGGAAAATTCGGTAGCCTACGTCTTTTGTGACATCCGCCACTGGCAAAAGATCGAGATGGAATTCGTCCTGGTTGGATGGGAGCCGTGGCCACAGCCGCTCATTTGGAACAAGCTCAACGGAATGCTTCCGCGCCCCGATCACGGGCCTCGCAAAACATATGAGGCCATTCTCATGTTCCTCAAGGGAACCCCCCGCTTCCACAAAACAGGAGCCCCCGATGTCCTTACCATCCCTCAACGAGAATCACTTAACCACGGTGCTCAAAAACCAGTTGACCTATATGTTGAACTTCTCGCCCGTTCCGCCCTTCCGGGTTCGCGCATCCTTGATCCGTTTGTGGGAAGTGGGACTGTGTTCCCCGCTGCAACTCGCACCAAGTGTGTCGCCGTGGGTTTTGAAATCAATACTGAGTATTACAACCTCGCCCTCTCCCGCATGGAACAGAGCGACGTCTTTACACTTGGGGAGCTCGGATTATGAGTGACGGACTCACTGAAATGCTGGAAGAGGATCGCGTCAACAACCCTCGTCATTATACTTCCCATCCATCTGGAATCGAGTGTATCCAAATCACTGAGCATATGAGTTTTAATCTCGGAAATGCTGTCAAGTATATTTGGCGGGCTGACCTCAAGCACAACACCCTTGAAGATTTGGAGAAGGCCCGCTGGTATATCGAGCGAGAGATCGAACGACTGATCAACCTTCAAAAGGCAGGCAAATGACCTCCCCCATCCACGTCCCCGCCAGCGGCCCACAACCAGCGCCTTTGATGGTTGTGGGCGAGGCGCCCGGGGCAGACGAAGAATGGAAACTCACCCCGTTCGTCGGCGCATCAGGCCAGGAACTCACCCGAATGATGCACGAGGCTGGGCTTATCCGAACCGAAGCGAGGATTACAAATGTCTGCCAATACCGCCCCTTTCACAACGACATATCCCATTTTCTTGAAACGACGCGCTCGAAAGCGGCTGTTAAAGGCCTTACAACTTCGTGGTGCGGAAAGTTCTACGGCGACTACATCGCACAGGGCCGTGAAGAACTCGCCCGCGACATTCGCGCGACCAATCCGCAAGTTATCATTGCCCTCGGCGAAACGGCGCTTTGGGCTCTCACCGGCGAAAGTGGCATCACTTCTTGGCGCGGCAGCCTTCTCCCACTCCACCCGGACTTGGTTGCGGAGTGCGGCTGCTCACCCATTGTTATCCCGACTTACCATCCAGCAGCTATCCTTCGTATGTGGGACTGGCGGGCGGTCGCCGTCCGAGACATGCACAGGGTTTCTGCCTATCTCAACGCGCCCGACTCATATTCCTCCCCACCTTATCAGTTCGCCATACGCCCCTCCCTTCCTGGAGTGATGCAAACTCTTAACTCCCTTTTAAAGGATCTCGAACATGGGCAAGTCCGTCTTGCTTGCGATATTGAAACTATTGCTCGCCATATTGCTTGTGTTGGTGTGGCTTGGTCTGGACTCGATGCGATTTGCATCCCCTTGATGGATCAGGGCGGGGCGCCATATTGGAACTACGACGAAGAGGTTGCGGTGTATGGTCGGCTCAAGGAAGTCTTAACGCACCCGAATGCTTACGTGGTCGGCCAAAACTTCAACTACGACAAACAACACTTCGCCAAGCATTGGGGCTACTCGCCCCGGCTCCAGTTCGACACCATGCTCGCGCAGCACACGTTGTTCCCTGGCCTGCCGAAAGCCCTCGATTTCATCTCATCCATGTATTGCCACTACCACAGGTATTGGAAGGATGAGTTGAAAGAATATCATAAGATGCCCAACGATGTCCACCAGTTTTGGACATACAACTGCAAAGATTGCGTGATAACGTGGGAGGCCTCGCTTGCGCTTGAATCCCTGATCGACGGGGCGCACCTGCGGGAACAGTTCAACTTCCAAATGATGATGGCGCAGCATGCCTTCAACACCATGCTTCGCGGGGTGCGGATCGATCAGAAGCGGCGGAGTGAGGTGGCATCGGAACTTATGAACGCCATTGCCGAACGCGAGACTCTCATAAATCAGGTCGTCGGCTCGCCCATCAACGTTGGGTCGCCTAAGCAAATGAAGGAGCTCTTTTATGATGAGTTCGGCTTTCCCCCGATCGTGCATCGGAAGACCAAGAAGCCCACACTCGACGACGAAGCATTGCAAAAGCTCTCCCTAAAAAATCCGATCATCGCGCCCCTCGTTTCCATTATTGCAGAGAAACGATCGCTTGGGGTATTCTTATCGACGTTCTGTTTGATGCCGCTTGACAGCGATGGCCGAATGCGAACCTCGTATAATGTGGCGGGGACGGAAACCTTCAGATTTAACTCAGGCGAAAATGCTTTCGGTTCAGGCGGTAACCTTCAAAACATTCCAAAGGGAGAAGAAGAATGACCTTTCACATTTGTGGCCAGTGCCAATACTTCGAGCGCGAGGCGCACCCGGACGACGAGGAGCAATGTGGAATTTGCTGTGGGTGGGAGCCAGTCGTTATCGTATTCGACGGCGAACTTAAGATGATCGAGCGCTACGTCGACGCCGGTCGTCGGGCTTGCGTCGCGTTCCGGGAGGATCGTCGATGAAACTCCTTTCCCACCAAACTCTGCCAAACGTCCGTAAGTTCTTCGTTCCCGATCCCGGCTGCACTATCTGCGATACCGACCTTGACCGCGCCGACCTTCAAGTTGTTGTATGGGAAGCTGATGATGACGACCTCAAAGCCGCACTTCGGATGGGAGTTGACCTCCATATCCTTAATGGGATTTCCCTGGAGAATCTCTCCGCACCCGACATTGCCGAACTCGTGGAATCTCATCCCAACTATCCTGAGCACAAGGCCCGGTATAAGCGTCAACGTCAACTTGCTAAATCCTTTATCCACGGAACCAACTATGGAGGATCTGCTCGAACTATGGCCGTTGCTGCCACCTGTACAGTTCATCAGGCTGAGCTCCTTCAGGCCCGATGGTTCGCTGCACATCCTGGAATCAAGGAATGGCATCGACGGACTGAGCGCCAGTTACAAGCTTGCCGCACCGTTACAAATAAATTCGGCTATCGCAGAGTTTATTTCGACCGAATAGAAGGGCTATTGCCCGAAGCACTCGCATGGGTTCCCCAGTCCACAGTCGCCATATACATCAACAGGATCTGGGACGCCGTCGTCACCCGCGAGCCGGAAATCCAAGTCCTCCTCCAGGTTCACGATAGCCTGGTGTGGCAGTGTCCAACTTACAAATACGACCATTACAAATCCCGCTTCCACGACATCGCATCCACCATCTCCATCCCATACGACGACCCACTTATCATTCCAGTCGGCTTCAACGCATCCCCGGTATCTTGGGGTGATTGTAAGTAATTTGGATTTTGGGGCGGATAACTAACCATTATCGCCCCCAACAATAAGGAGATTTTTGTGGCTCAGCGAAAGTCGAAAGACTGGCTTCAGTCCTTCGTGCAATACGCCTCGTATGGGGAGGCGCCACTCAAGATGTATTTTTGGACAGGGGTTTCGACCCTCGCGGGTGCTTTACGTCGCCGCGTCTGGATCGACCAAAAGTATTTCCAGTGGACACCTAACTGTTACATCATCCTGGTCGCGCCCCCCGGCGTCGTCAGTAAATCCACCACCGCATCTGTCGGGATGAACTTGCTCAAGGAGATTGGCGGCGTCAACTTCGGCCCGGACGTTGTCACATGGCAGAAACTCGTCGAAGACATGGCGAAGTCGACCGAGATGGTGATCGATCCTTCGACGGGCGAGTACCGCCCTATGTCTTGCGTTACCATCAGCGCAAGCGAATTCGGCACCCTATTGAACCCCAACGACCGCGAGATGGTCGACGTGCTCGTTTCATTATGGGACGGTCAGCCGGGCGCCTTCAAGAAGTCAACCAAGACCAGTGGATCCGACACCATCGAGAACCCTTGGATCAACATCATCGCTTGCACCACTCCCGCGTGGATCGCTGGAAACTTCCCTGAGTACATGATCGGCGGCGGCTTCACTTCCCGCTGCATCTTCGTATATGCAGGAAAAAAGCGCCAGTTCGTCGCCTATCCTGCCGACCACGTTCCACCAGAATTCACGCAACTCCGCGCTGACCTTATCCATGATCTCGAACTAATCTCCACCTTGATCGGTGAGTATGAGATCGACTCTGAAGCCAAGACGTGGGGCGAGGCGTGGTATCAGAACCATTGGAAATCCAAGCACAAAAACTTACCGCCGGAACAGTTTGGCGGCTACCTCGCTCGGAAGCAGACCCACATCCACAAGCTCGCAATGATTGTAGCTGCGGCACAATCCAGCGAGCTCGTAATCCGCCGGGCACACCTTGAATTTGCGGCAGAAATGGTAGACGCTCTTGAGGACGATATGCCCTACGTCTTCGACAAGATAGGCCGGACTCAATCCACTCAAGTCCTCAACGATCTCGTCGAAATCATCGCGGCTTATCATACTATCCCTCAACAAGACTTATACCGTAACTTAAGTCGCAAGTGCACCTGGAACGAATTTCAGGACATTCTTGCTTCCGCCATCAACGCGGGGTTTGTCAAGGTCGAGCAACACGGCGACACCGTACTGATCAAGCAAAGGACTCATCGTGCATCATAACGCAAAATTTCTCGTGCGAATCCGCGAGCTTGGCTATTGCTGCCCGTGGGAGTTCTTTCGCCAAGTTCAAGGAATGCCGCTCGAGGCCCAAGCCAATTATCTCGGTGTTCGCACTCGGACGTTGAGGTTTTGGCGGGCGCGAGCCACGGGGTGTGAGTCCAACAAGTCCTGCCACGCCGATTATTATTGACTTTCCTTCACATAATCCATCAGGGGCTGATATCGCTTCGAGGCCGCTCGTCCTTGTTCCTTCTTTCGAACAGTCTTCCGATGCGTCCTGATGGAGTCCCCGATCATCTTCCCCGTGATCCTCAATCGTTCATATCCTTTCGGCAAGCTGTCGTTGTAGTCCTCGATCAGCTTATCAACGGTCGCGAGTAACTTCTCATCCTTCGTATTAAC